ATCTTGATCGTGCGATTAGCGGTCGAGATTCTGAGCAACAGCCAACCTTGTTTGACTAGATCTTTTCCAGGTCGGTTCGCCTAGGCAAAGGTGCTTGCTGTCTGAGATCGGCAAGAGTCCGGCCAAATGAACTGGTGCGCGGTACGAGCCGGGCTAATCACCTAATCGACCGTCGGTAGGTAAGTGGCTAATCTCCACACTGCCCGCCACAGGGTCGCTCGTTCGAGAGGGCGGGCGGCTCTTTTTAGGATTTGTAGTATTTCCGAAGCGTGAAAACATGGATAAAATGATGGCGTCAGTGTGGCAGCTAGACAAGAAACACAATCCTCCTCGGTGCATCTTTGCGCGATCTTGCGCACTGGCTGCCACGCTTTTTGCATCGAGGGGGATTTTTTGGACAGGTGAAAATCATGGCTAGAATCAGGACGATCAAACCGGATTTCTGGACCGATGCTCTTATGGTTCAGCTTCCATATTTTGTCAGGCTGTTCTATATCTCACTATGGAATGCTGCTGACGATCACGGGTTTTTGCCATCAGAAATCGACAGGCTAGCGATGGAGTTAATGCCTCGTGAAAAACTTAGCGAGGTTGACAAAGCGTTTCAGTTGCTTGAGGCTTGCGAAAGAATTGAGTTGTTCGTTTCGGATTGCGGTAATACATGCTACAGGATAGCTAAGTGGTCGAGTCATCAAAAAGTAGATCGGCCTAGTAAATCCAAAATACTTCGCGAGACTTCGCGAAAACTCGCGATCCCTCAATCTGTTAGAAGGGACATAGCAAAAAAATACGGATGCCAACCAGGGAAGCAGAAAAAGGTTGATTGCTATTACTGCGGATTGCAAGGTGAGGTTTATTGGTTTGCGTTCCCTGATGGACGACCTTCATCCTGGGTGACATTCCCGGGGCTCGAAATAGAGCACTTGATAGCTGAGTCGGAAGGGGGAGAGACTCAAAGCGAAAACCTAGTTCTTGCGTGCAGAAACTGCAATCGTAGCAAGGGGACTAAGCATTGGGTTGATTTCATGCTTTCGAGAGCGTTCGCGAACAATCGCGAGGCCTCGCGAAAAAATCCCTTGGATCAAGGAAGGGACCAAGGAAAGGATCATTCTTTGTGCGATCCGCCACAAAGTGCCGAATCGCTGAAGTCCGAATTTAACTTTGTGACATCTGGCAGCGGGACGTGGAACCTTCCAAAAGAAAAGCTTGACGAGTGGTCGTCTACCTTCACTGGAATCGATGTTGGTTCGCAGTTGAGGACAGCGGCTCAGTGGCTGAAGGATAACCCAACAAACCGAAAGACCGATCGAGGGATGATAAAGTTTCTGGGAGGTTGGCTTACGAGGGCTCAGAATAATCCCAGGCCACCGTTGCAACCAGGCAAGCCTATCAAGCGCGAAAGCGATTTACCGGTCATTGATGCCAATTGGGAGCCAGCGTAATGGGACTGCATCCACAACACCTAGCAACAGCCAAGGCCATCGAGGAACAGCTTATCGCAGGAATCCTGCTTAGGCCAAAAGACTTCCATTCGGTCGCTGAGATCGTCACTCCCGATGATTTCTTAATTCAGGAGCTTGCCGACGTTTGGAAGGCGTTCCACTCAATGTCAAAAACCGGCGTCGAGTTTTGGAGAGAATCGATTCTCGTTTCTGAGTTAAGGAAGCGAGGCTTGGTAGACCGGCTCGGCGGGGACAAAGGCTTTGGAGCGTTGCTACTCAAGACAACTCCAGGCCATGCGGTTTACCACTCGGAGGAATTGGCTAAGTGGGCAGAGCGAAGGCGGGTCGTCCTGGCATTGGAGTTGGCTTTGCAAGACGCAAGCGATCTAGCGTTCGAGCCCGATGAGGTAATCAACTCGGCGCAATCGAAGCTAGCTAGGGTCAGGCAATCCGGTTCTGACGAGGTAGAGCAGATCGGCAAGGTAATGGCCGATTACCTTGAGATCCTCGAAGATGCTCGAAGCAATAAGACAGCGGCGGCAGTTGTGCCAAGTGGCTTTGAGGAACTAGACAGAGCGTTGTCCGGTGGAATACCGCTTGGCTCTTATGCAATCTTGGCGGCTCGCCCATCTATCGGCAAGTCGGCGATGGCGATGGACATTGCTTGGCACGCTGCAAGCATCGGTAACGCTTCGCTCTTTGTTTCGCTAGAAATGACAAACCAGCAGATCAGCCAACGCCAATTCGTGAAGGATGCAAACATTCGTATCACGGAAATGCAATCGGCAAGCTATACCGATCAAGCGGTATTGTCGATGCTCAAAGCTTGCGACAACGCAAGGGAATTGCCGTTGTATGTCTGGCAAGCATCGGGTGCAACGATTGGACGCATCGAGTCTAGGATCAGGGCCGAGATTGCCAAGAAGCAGATCAAGCTTGTAGTGGTTGATTACCTAGGCTTGATACGCGGGCAAGATGGCCGGCAATCGATCTACGAGCGGGTCACCATGATAAGCAACGAGCTTGCGAGAATGGCTAAACAGCTAAACATCGCTCTGCTTGTTCTGTGTCAGTTGGGACGCGCTGCAGAAGGTGAAGTCCCATCGATCAACAACTTAAGGGACTCGGGCGCCATCGAGCAGGACGCCGATATTGTGATGCTCTTGCATCGCGACAAGCGGGACAGCAAAGAGGCTAGAGTCCTGCTAGAGAAACAACGGAACGGGAAGATTGCACAAGTAAACCTGTCGTTTGACGGTAAGCGGTTTACCGACGCTTTTATGGATGCAAGGAAATTTCACGAGGATTTTTAACATGGGTTTTTTGATACTCGACCTAGACACTGGCCGTATGGATGGCTGGTATCGATTCCAGCAAGATGCATGTTGGGCGGCGGAGACTAGGCGTCAACGAGTAGGCGGACGTTGGATCGTTGTCCAGCTATCTGACAAGATGAGCAATGATACAAGGCTAGAACCTGCGTTGACAAGCATAGCGGATATGGAGCTCGACTTACGATGACTGAAACCGAGCGGCTAGAAAAGCAGATCGAGAGCCTGAAGGATAAAATCTTCTGGCTCGAAACCAGATTGGATGTTTTGACTAAGCGAAACAAGGAGCAGAGGCAATGGATCAGCAAACTAACAAGCAAGGACCATCCAGCACGGAGGGCAGGGCAATGAAAGTTGGCGATAAGGCTTGGGTGTTGTGCGAGGTAGCTAAAATCGTGAATGATGCAGAGGATTGCATTATCGATGTCTTTCACGATGGGTGTTTAATTGGCGTAAGAAAAAACCTGTGCAAGCCCGTCGAGCCAGAAGCGGTTATTAAGGAATCCTTAAAGACTACCAGCGATCCGGTCAACCCTTCGCACTACAAGCAAGGGCCGGCTGAGACGATCGACATCATCGAAGCGGCGATAGCCAAGGCACCAAGCAACAAAGCGGCTGGATTGCATTGGCAGGTGCTCAAGTACGCTTTGCGATGCTGGTTCAAAAACGGCATCGAGGATCTTAAAAAGGCTCGGTGGTATTTGGATCGATTGATCCAAGAGGAGGAAACGAAGTGAGCAAGCCAACGATCAGTTTTAGCGGTATGACTTTTGATCTCGATGAGGTGCAAAATCATTTCGTTCAAATGCCAGGTCTAAACGTGGTTGAATTCGACCTCAACAAGATTAAGCATGCAGAAATGTCGATTGAGTTTAAATGGGCTCAACCAGATGTTTTTTCGGTTGGCCAGTTGGTTCGGATCGAAGGCCATTTGTGCAAGGTTGTTTCGGTCGCAAAAGACGGGTCGGTTACTTTCGAGAAGGTCGAGGAAGCAAGATGAAAATCTTTATCCCAGGCGATCCGGTGGCGCAACCACGGCCAACAATTTCGACTCGCGGAGGGTTCGCGCGGGCCTATGTTGATGCGAAGCATCCAATCCATGCGTACAAGCAAGCTGTCCGGTTGGCGTATATCAACGCAGGCGGCGAGGTGCTAGAGGGGCCGGTCGAGGTCAAGATTACTTGCTGGTTTTCACGGCCAAAGAGCCACAGCAAGAAGCGAAGCGTGGCTCCAGAGCCAAAGACGATTAAGCCCGACAGTGACAATCTTGGGAAAGCGATCCTAGACTCCCTGAACGGCATCGCTTATCACGACGACAGCCAGGTGTATTCGCTGCAGATCGAAAAATGGTACATCGGAGTTGGTGGAACGGCAGGAACGGAGATTGAGGTACTGCTAAACCAATTTTGAACCACTTCAATTGCAATTTGCGAGCGTCAAGCCTAAAATGCGTGAAAGGAGTCAAAATTATGGAAGGTCTTTTTAAATCAAAGCGATTTTGGGTATCGCTGGCAGCCGTTCTTGTCGTCGTCCTCAAGGACAAGGTTCCCTTGACTGAGGATCAAATACAGATCCTGGTTTACACCGTTGGAGCGTGGGTCGTCGGCGAGTCGATTCGCCCGGTCGATCCTAAGCCGGAGGTGACAAAGTGAATTTACTCGAACGATTGAAGGAGCTCGGCAAAAAGCACGAGTCTGATTTTGCCCAGGCCTACGCCGAAGCAGACGGCAACACTCGGACGGCTCGAAGGATCCTTCGGTCAAAGCTTGTCGGTCTTTACGGATTTGACCCCGCGACGATGGCGATGATTTTCGCGTTGATCCAGTTGGCGT